GGAGGTGCCCCCCATAGGGGGCTAAGTCCGTAGTTTTGCTTCTCCCAAGGATTATTCCAGGCATTTTGTTGTTGTCGATAATATTCTTCCATTTCTTCTTGTGTCATTTGTCTAAATCTCCTACGTCAAAACTATCTAAATCGTTTAATTTGCTTTGTTTGCGGTATTCCTCGTCTACTTCTTCGTCTGAAGCTGCCCTGCGAAGCCTCCAGTTTTCCATGGCTTGTTCCTTGGGTTTTTGGGCTCCTGGAGGGTAACAGAAGACTTCTCCATAGGCCAGGCAGTCCTTCAGGTCATTGAATTTGGAATCGGGATGCAGGATAAGTTGTTGCTTTAATTCAACTTGACCACTCTTGAGGAACTTGATGCGGCCAGTCTTTAGCCTAGGAAGGAGCCTATCTACCCTTATGTTTTTGTCCTTGTCTGGACGCATGGGTATAGGATAGATGTGTTTATATCCCCACTTCTCCGCGGTGAGCCTGAGAACATCCCAGAATCCCCTCTGGCAAGCTGCCTCCTCCACCCCCACGGCAATGGGATTCCATTTATCCCTATAGGCAAAAACATCCTTGGCGAAGTCATACCAATCTGCCTTGATTTGGTAGGTATCCAGAATATACCAGGTATCAGAAGGGTCTACCGCAATGACTACCAGGGCACTAAAGCAGTTCCGTTTCTCCTTTCCTATTGCTAGGTCAATAAGTATAAAGATGTTATAGGGTTGTTGATAGAGGTCCATGTCCTGTAAACTATAGGTGGATTTGAGCATATCTTCCGTAATGGGGTGACGGTCTGGGGGCAAGGGGTTGCAGAGGTATTCCGTAAAGTAGACATATAAGTGGCCACTCTCTGATAGGTCTCTTTTGAGTTCAGCCAAGTCTGCCGCGCTCTTATGCTCCTGCCACAGCGGCACCCCAACGTCTGTCATGGCAGAGAATCGTTGGAAGAAGACATGACTGCGGTTCCGCTGGCGCTCAATCAGGCATTCTGCGGTAACTGGGGTAGATATCATAATAATCCTGCCGTTCTCATCCAGCGATGGTTCTACCTCTTTTATCAGCCAGCGTTCGTTTTTATCCACGTTATTGGGGTTTTCTGCTATCTTCATATCCTCTGGGTCATCAATAACTATCAACTGGGGGCGCTTTTCGAGGTATTTGGAGCCTAAAATGGTCTGCCCGAGGCCCTTTGCTAGCATTTTGCAGTGGATTTTAGCCTTATCATTGCGTAAAACCAGTTCTTTCTCCCCCCATTTCTCGGATACCAAATCCCCAAAAAACAGACGGAACGTGGAGTTGTTCTCGCATTCATGCTTTAGGTCTATAAGTCTGTCTGCGGCCCTCTCCTCAACCTGGGAAATAAAGATGATAAAGAGGGTTCCGTCAAAGACGGCGCTATGCAGCATGAGAAACTCGGCCAGGGTAGTCTTGGCAAAGCCTCGGGGGGCTTCGTATGCCTGTAGTCTATTGGGTAGGGTTCTCCAATTCCTGGCTATTTCGTAGTGGAAGGCTGGAGATTTCTTGGTAAAATAATGGGGAAAGAAGTATCGACACCAACTGATGGGGTCCATGCTCCATTTTTTGAACAGAAGGGCTATGGCCTCGTCATCCATCTCCTCTGGAAGCTCAAGGTCAAGCCCAAGGTCGTCAAGATTCTGTCTTGTTGGGTATTTTCTCACTGGTATCCCCTTCTTCTACATATATACCCTCTGGATTTGCCTTCAAGCGCCTGATTTCCTGCCTAAGTTCGTCCAATTTCTTCTCTGGAAGGTGAAAAACGAACTCCCTGCGCTCTGTTTTCTCTATTTTCTGCATGGAAGTTTCTTGAAAATCCTCCACATACTGGAGGAATAACTTGGCTGCTCTCTCGTTTCCCGTTTTGGCCACCTTTACCAGGGAGTCGATGACATCTGAAGTAAACTGCTTGAAAAAGGTCTTTCTGTATTCCATAACGTCATCCTTGAACTTAGGGTCGCGCTTAATCTGGCACAATCGTTCCTCGCTGACATCCAAGATGGCGGCAAGTTCCTTCTGACTGGCAGGGTTTCGGACCTTGGTGGGCAGGGCAAGCCAATAAGCCAGGGCCTCCCGAGTTGTCATACCCTTAAATTCGTCAGGATTTACTTTTACGGGTTCTGGTTGGGTGGATTCTGTCAGCTTTTTTGGGTCCATTTCTTGACTCCGTAAGGTAAACAATGCGATGCACCATTCCCCTGGGGACAACCATCAGGCCTTGGAACTGCCCATCTATCGAGCATCCCATGGCCAGGAGCAGGCGTTTTTTATTCCAGCCTAGGAGCCAGCCTACCGATTCTACCACATATGGTATGTCTAACTCAGAGTGTGCCATATCTTGTGAGTGCCAGGAGGTTTCAACGCAGAAATCTTCCCAAATGATCTTTACTGGACTGAAGTTATGGAACTTGGCCATGTTATTTCTTCTTGCTTGGTATTTTCGGGAGCGGGGGTGGGGTCCACCCATCATGTGGGGCAAACTGAGCTGCCAGCTCGGCCATGTAGCGTCCACGGTTGGGATTCCAAACCAAGAAATAGATAAAAAATTGGCTGTCTAGGTGATGTTCTGCCCAGATGGCCCGAACCGTGGTTATGGTTCCCCTCTTGAGTCCACCATCCTTCTCGTCTACCAAGGGGTTGATAACCTCAACCTCAAAGGCTTCGCATGGTAATAGCATTGTTTTCTCCTTAATATCCCGCCAGATAATCGGATAGCCCCACCATTCCCCTGGTGAGGTAGACCCTCATGCCAATGTTATCTTGCTTCAGAAATCGTTGTAGGGCCTCGTCATTGTGGGTAAAAAAGGTATCTATCCGTATCTTTCTGAGGATTCTTTGGTCCAGGTCTCGATATGATTCATCCTTGTTTTGAACCCTATGACTGACTGAACCATCGGGATTCTTGATGAGCCACCGATTTACTCGGTCACTCCAGGTCACTGTTAAATCAGGGTTTATAAGTCCCAATTCTTTCTTAAACCATGCTGGGGCTCTTCTTACTGGCATTGTTTTCTCCTACTTAACTAATGTTCATCTTAGTTGTATCATAGAATTACTGGTCATGCAACATTAAAATGATTTTTACATAGAATTGGAGTTTTCTTAGCAATTCTGTGTAATTATACCCCCAGGGCTTGTATGGGCATAATATTTCTGCTACTCTATATGGGTGTCATATAAGACCATAGGGAGTTGGGAAGGGCGCTAGCTAGCATTGACTCCCTGGGGGTTGATGACGGGGACCAGGTAAAGGAGCCTCAATGATATACGTTCTAGCATTCTTATTCGTGGCCCTACTGGTATTTATCTATTTTGAAACAAAGCAATACATAGGTGTTATTCGACATCTTACCAGGGTCATTAGCGACCTCAAGGCATTTTCAATGGGAAAACCAGAGGAAAAAGACGTGACACCAAATCCCATGAAGCCCCCGAGTGACCCAGACTTTGGACTGGGGGAGGTCCTCGAGGAAGCAGATGAAGCATTAAGGGTGAAGGACCAAGAAGAGATATTGAATGTCTGAAACATACTCCAGTTTCAAGTCTACGGTCATCCAAAGAAGGAAGGACATCTACGACAATCATTCTGTCCGTAATGTGTATCACCCAGTATGGCACACGGCCATGGCCTTCTTTGAGGGTGAACAGTGGAAAATTTGGAGTAAACTCGATAAAAAATTGAGGGATTTCGAGCCATCTTCCCTGACCAGGCGCATGGTGATAAATAAGGTCGAGTCCATTGTCACCACCTTTGTCGCCCATTACATGAAGGAAATGCCAACCTTTAATGTCAATCCCAACAGCAATACCCCAGATGACCTCAATTCGGCAGACCTATCTCAGAATGTTTTGCAGGTAGAGTATTCCCTGAAACTGGAAGAAATACTCGGGGAATATTTCTACTGGAAATATATTATTGGAACTGGCATTAGGGGGCTTTTCTGGAACCCCAAGGCTTCTGGCGAAATCAAGATGCCTGATTATGATGCGAATGGACAGGAAGAGGGTTCCCATATTGTCACTGTTCCCGATATAGGACAACTTTACGAGAAGGTTATTAACCCCTTTAATTTTTATCCAGTAGGTGGAAATACCGTGGATAATTGCACCGAGATCCTCTACGTAGAAGCATTGTCCCTGGAGACCATCAAGGAACAGTTTGAGGTAGATGCCGTAGAGGAAAGCGTGGATACCCAGTTGACCTCTACTGGATATAAGCGTGATTACCAGGAGGGACACAGGGAGCGCTTTGAGAAACGAGCCAGGGTATTTTACTATTGGAAAAAGCCTTGCGGTGGTTTCCCCAAGGGTGCCTATGCCGTCATAATCAACGATAAAGTTGTTAAGTATAGGGACAATCCCTATGTTCAATATGGGTTCAATTACCCATTCTTCAAGTCTTGCGCTATTCCCGTTCCTGGGCAGTTCTGGGGAAAGAGTCCGGTTGAGCAGATTCGGCGTGTCCAAATTGCCTATAATTATGTTTATTCCATCCTGATTCAGACCATGGAAAGGATGGGAAAGCTGAAGTGGTGGCTCGATAGGCGGTCCAATGTGGAGTCCAATGCTATCAACAGTAATCTCGGGGAATTTGTTTATTACACAGGTGGTCTAAATATTCCAACACCGCAGCAAGCCAACCTCAACCCTGTCCCCTATTACTACTTTCAAATACTGGAATGGTTAGACAAGGCCTTTGAAGATATTACTGGCTTTCACGAAGTCAAGTCGGCCAGGCTACCCACTGGGGCTAATAATCCCAGTGGTGTGATGGTAAATCTGCTTCTTGAGCAAGATGAAACTCGTTTGGCCCCAGCCATTAAACAATACCTGACTTCTTTAAAACAAGAAGCCAAGTTATACCTCAAGATGGTTCAGGATCTTTACACGGAAGACAGGATTCTCAAGATTTGTGGAGCTGACAAGGAAGCGGAAATCATCGACTTTCATGGGTCCACCATCAGGGACAATAATGATGTCCAAATAGAACTTGCCCCCCTACTTTCTGAAAGCAGGGCAGCCTGGGAACAGACAGTGTTTAAGGCCCTGGAAATGGGGATTATGGACGGAAGGACGGCCATTCAGAAATTAAAACTGGAGCATCCCAAGGCCATCCTGGATGAAATTTCTGATGAGCGCCTGGCCCTGCGTGAGAACACGGAGATGCGTCAGGGAAAACAAAGGCAGCCCCAGGACTGGGAAAATGAGGATGTTCATCTGCATATCCATGAAAACTTCCTGAGGACTGCTACCTATGAAAAATTGCCCGATGACATTAAGCAGATTTTCCAAAACCATCGGGATGCTACCAGGCAGATTCAGGCCCAGAAGTTCCAGCAACGTCTTGTAGCGCAACAGCAGGCCATGCAAGCCGCTCAGCCTCAAATGGGGGCCCAAGGCGGTCAGCAGCCTGGTCAGGGTGGACCCCAGCCTGGTCAAGGGGCACCACAGGGTATGGCATAATGTTTAACGATAAAGAATATCACCGGAAAAGTCACCTAGAAAGAAAGGATATCATTATTGCTCATTATGGTGGAAAGTGCCAATGCTGTGGAGAAACCCAGAAAGAATTTTTGAGTGTTGACCATATTAACGGTGGCGGAAGGGAACATAAAAAGACATTAGGTTTAACGGGCGATGGTTTTTATCGTTGGATTATAAAAAATAATTTTCCTGATGACCTTCGGATTCTTTGTTATAACTGCAATTTGTCCATGGGTCATCTCGGTTATTGCCCGCATGAATTAAATACATTGTTTTTTAATCGGGACAACTCGGAAGAGTCAAGTTCCGAAATTCAATAAATGGAGTATTTTCAATGAAGGACACCGAGGTCAAATCCGACGGCAGCCAGGAAGTAAAGCCTGGCCAAGCCAAAGAAACCCCAGGTCAAGCCGCGCCTGAGAGTAATCAACCCATTACCGAAGTGGAATTACCCGATGGCACAAAGGTTTCAGTTGAGGAACTGAAAGCTGGCTATCAGAAGGATGCCGATTATCGGCGCAAGACTGCCGCATTGGCAGCGGAGAGGAGACAACTTGAGGCAGACAGGGCAGCCATGGAACAGGCTGCGCCAAAGCGCAGTTATGTCAACCAGGTTGCCGAGGGCGTGGACGAAGAAGAGCCTAATCCTATGCAGATTCTTGCCAATGAAGTCTTGGCTCTGAAAACCGCCTATGCTCGGGATTACCTGAATCGAGAAATCGACAAGCGGGTAACCATATATCCCGAAGCGGACCGTAAGGCCGTCTTTGACGCTTGCTGGTCCAATCCTCGGACTAACATAGACGAGGAAATGGCGCAGAGTCACGAAACCATCACCAAGAAACTGACGGAACGAATGGCCCAGAACAAGTCCCCTCAAACTCTTGAGGAGTTTTTCAAAACCCACCCCAAAGAGAAAGAGGACTATGACCGCAAGGTTCTCGATGAGAACTTGCGGAAAAAGGCCATGAAGTCCGAGGAAGCGAAGACCGTTCCCGCTACTGGTGGAAGCTCCAGTGCCGAGAGTGTCCATGAGGTGGTTAAGCCCGCGAAGGGTTACTCCGAAATTTCTAAGCGCCTGAAAGAACGGTTGAAAGAAGAAAACAAAGAGTCCTTCTAAGCCAGTTTTTAGTCAACTTCTTGAAATCTCATTTTTTTTCGATTTCTAATTCTAATTTTTTTCGAGGGAGAAAATGGGAACAAATTATGCGTCAATCGACAAGGCCCTAAAGCTCGACTATCTCCCAGAACTGCAAAAGAACATCGAAAAAAAGGTAAAGACATGGGACTTGCTTTCCAAATCTCAAGAAGGCATCAAGGGACGCGACCTCTATATCAAGATGTTCAAGTCCTTCCCGCAAGGTGTTGGCCCCGCGATTGCAGAAGCAACGCTGCCGACTCCTGGAAATGCGGGCTATGCTGAATCCAAAATTTCTGTAAAAAGAAATTATGCCGTGGTTCAGTTCGATGCCATGCTGGAAAAAGAGAGCAACGCCATCGTTGATATCGTTGATTTCGAGATGCAGGCTGCGGAAGAGTCGCTCCAAAAGGAGCTTAACTATCAATTAGCCTATGGTAATGGGGATGGGTCCAGGAGCAAGGTCATTACGGCCATTGGCTCGGGAACCACGACTGTTGCCGTGGGTTGCAGTGTCGAAACCGAGGGAACTCGCGGAGGCACTGATTTTCTGTATCCTGGAATGTATATCTATATCGCTGGGTGCACCCCCACCGACAATACCATCGTGTCTATCGACAGTTCTTCGCAGATTACCGTTGGCACTACAATCACGAACTGCCCCGATAACGCACTGATTTATAGGCTTGGTGCCTATAGCGCCAGTGTGCAGGTTGGCATGATGGGCATTCCTGGCATCGTGAAGGATTCCGTGGCCCTTCAGGGTCTCGACCCCGCTACGGAAACCTGGTGGAAGTCCTATAAAAAGGACATGAGTAACAAGTGGTCCACCAGTGATGGTCTCTTCCTGGATGCCATTCAGGAAACCATCGACGCAATTCAGTGGAACAGCAATGGCAGAATCGACCTCATCTATGCGTGGCCCCTGTTCCAACGCCAGTATCGCTATGCGATGGAAGCAAAGCGGCGCATCGTCAACACCCTGGACTTCAAAGAAGGGCGGTCTGGTTTAGCCTATGTCACGGAAGACGGAGAAATCTCAATCCAGTCAGACACCTATCTGCCCTGGTTCAACGTCTATTTCCTTGACTCCAGCAAACTTTCTATCCGCACCCTTGAGGGAATCACCTGGGAAGAGAAAGACGGTGCCGTTCTGCGGTTCCTGGAAAGGAAAGACGTTTTCACCGCGTGGCTCAAGCTCTATTCCGAACTCATCACGACCATGAGAAATGCTCATGGATATTGGATTAACACTGGCACAACCGTTGGAGACTATAGCTGATTCGTGAGGCTAACAGTCTTCTTCTAGTAGAAAGCTCGATGGGGGCCGCAAGGCCCCCGTCATTTTTTTTCTGGAGGATATGATGAAGAAATTATCCATCTTTGTAATCCTGGCCTTTGCTTGCTTGCAGCTTTGGGCGATGTATACGCAGCCATTTTTGAGTGCTGACATTGCCGTTAATGCTGGAGTTCTGAAGGTCAATGGAACAGACTTTACCTCTGCCGAAATAGATGTTGACCGATTTTCGGGCAATGGAACCGCTTCGCTTTATATGCAGTTTACCAGGGCTGCTGGGTCCGCCTCAACGATAGATGCTAATTTTGAAGTTAGCTCTAATGGCGGAGCAACCTGGGCGACATTAGAGGGCGGGACACTTTCCGTGGCTACCAATCATTCTGTTATTAGCGGAACTACCGTAAGGGTATACAAACAATACAATCTCAATGGAGTTGGTAAGATTCGTTTGCAGAGCGTTAAGAACAACGACGCATCCAATAACATTACCGCCTTCAATATTACACTCGGTATAAAGTCCTAAAATCCGCAACGGATTATCGAGGAGCCTCCATGAGATTGTTTTCAAAAGTCTTCCTTATCATTGCCTGCCTGCTTCTTTTTACCAACATTGGTCTGGCTACTGATTACTATGTTGATTCCGCCGTTACGGATACCAATTATCAAAGTGCCACCCCGGATTTTACGACCTACGACCACCTTACTTTTGCGACCACCGGAGGAACCGACTCTGTTTTCGCAACCGTAGCTGATGTCAATGCCGTAGCCTTGGCGGCCGGGGATAATGTCTATTTTCGCAGGGGACAGATATGGCGTGAGGCTTTACTGATAACCCATTCTGGATCAGCCGGAAGTCCGATCACCTATACGGCATTTGGAGCGGGAGAACTTCCAAAGATTTATTCCGTTTTCAAGGTCAACGGCGCCGATTGGCGCGATTACGACGTCTGGAAGGACATAGATACTTGGTATAGCGGAAACGGTAGTTTTGAAATCGGTACCGAACCCACAAACCGGTGGTCTATGGGTACGGCACTTTCTGGTGGTTCAACGTGTGCTCAAGATACGGGAGAACATTATCACGGAAATAAGTCTCTGAAATTATACAAGGCAAATGGGGGATCTGTCGTTGACCCGGGAATGGGCGCTTCTTTCAAGCCCTGGGGAGCTAAATATAAGCTCAGATTCTACGGAAAGACAGATGCCTCCGCCAACATAGATTTGCGTTTCCAGATTACCGACAACGGGACAAACTACTATCTGCAATCTGACGGTGTTACCTGGTCGACGTCACCGGCCTACTGGTTTCCAGCCGTCATTCCGGCGAATACCGCAAACTGGACGGAGTACACGCGCACATACACCCTTCCGACTTCGGGAACCTCTATGACCCTGAATCGTGTGTCTGTCAGAGTAGCCGACGCTGGTCCAGCTACCGCTTATATTGACTATTTTAGGATGGAAGAACTGTGGCAGACGGAAGTCGCCAACAAGTATAAGATTTATTTGTATAATGGGACCGTCGGAAACCACACAATTATCATCGACGGCATAAGGGCGACCTGGAAAACCTCCATCGCCAATTTAACCACAGATAAGGATTATTATTACGACGCGACTACCGGATACTATTACGTTTATAACGCTGTCTCGCCAGAACTTGATAGTCGAAACTTTGAGTTTCCCATGACTATTCCAAGTAGCAGATCCATTAATTCAGTTTACTCATCCGGTCAAAGTTATTTCGTCCTCGACAGCCTTGCGCTAAGGGGGGGCGATAATTATACGGCTTCCTACTATGGAAATCTACATTTTGAGAACTGCGACCACTTCAGCGTAACGAACTGCCAAATATCAGGAGGCGACGGTTGTGGCATCTGTTGGGCATCCAGCGCATCACATAATAGCATCGACGGCAACTTCATAAATAACAACATCAGCCAGCATGGGGGAAGCGGCGGCGGAATTATGATCGGAAGAAATAGTGATGTCCAGACAACCACGGGATTTCTGATTAGCGGAAATAATATCCATCATATCGGCATGAACTATATAGACCTCACCAAGGACGGTCACGCCATTGGCCTGTTCGGAAGTAGCGGGGCCGGAGGAACCCCTTGGTCAGTTGGAAACGGCGTCATAGAAAATACCGAGATTTCTTATTCCGGTCAATATGCGGTCGGAGCAGAGATCGGCCTTTACAATGCTTATAGTGTGGTAATAAAGGCCAATAACATTCATCATTGCCAAGAGTCGGGTCCCAAGATGGGGACGGGCTGCAAGGATATGAGCGTTTACAATAACGTCATTTGGAAGAATGTCGCCACCGACGATACAAGTTATGCGAGGGGAGGCATAGTCGTCGATTGGTCAACAGGTGGCCCGAGCTCCGTAACGAGCAATCAAAATATCAATATCTTCAATAACACGATTTGTTGGAATGATGATACTTCTGCGACGCACACCTACGGGCACAGGGCCGGTATCCTTCTCAGGGCCTCGGGGGGCGGAAGTTTAATTAACATCGTCGCAAAAAATAACCTGGTCCTCGACAATTACAATTCTACGGGAACCTATGGGCATCAATTATACACCCTGGGAACCCTGACCAGTTGTGTCCTTAATTATAATTGCTATTATGCGACCGACAATGTGGCTAACTTCATTTATTATGTCGATACCCTCTATTCACTCGCTCAGTTTGCTACTTATCAGTCGGGAAAGAGCCAGGACGCAAACTCCAAGGCCGTCGCCCCTGAACTCCTCAACGCCTCGGGAACCCTGAATTACACGACCGACTATCAATTAAAATCGACTTCTCCCTGCCTTGAAAAGGGCGTTGCCCTCACTATCGTATATGAAGACTATTGGAAAACCCCTCGACCACAGGGCCTTATGGATATAGGTGCATATGAAATGCCCACCAACGATGCCCTCAAGCTCGGGGTTGTGCTAAATCCAACCATGAATGTTCCAAGGATAGTAATCAAGAAATGATACAAACACGCCTCAAGGTATCCATCGGGGTTATTATCCTCATTTTCGTAGAGGCTGTCCTTAAACATTTTTTACCTGGCCTTCCCTTTGCCGAAGCCATTGGGGCCCAGGTAGTGGTCGCTGGTTGGTATGTTGATAAGGAGAATAAACGCAATATTGCCGCCATGCAAAACGGGGGAACAAAATGACCAAGAAGGGGCTCATTGGGCCAAGGGGGCCAAGGGGAAGAGGTGGGGATATTGGACCGAAGGGAGAGAAGGGAGACACTGGATTAACGTGCAAGGAGATTACGGTTCCGTGTGACCACAGGTTTACCCTCCTGGAAGAGGGACTCAAGGCTATCAAGGATAACGAACTTAAACATATCAATAATGATCTGAAACTAATTAAAAGGATTTTGTATTTTATTTTAACCAGCGTTGTCGCTGGGTTTATTGGCCTGCTCTTCTTTATCATCAAGGGACATATTATTTTTTGAGGTAATAAAATGCCATTAAGTAAAGTGGGAGAAAAAGTTTTGGCCAGATTTGAGAAAGAATACGGAACAAAAAAAGGTAAGTCTGTTTTCTATGGCAAGGAAAATAAAGACAAGAAATTTGCCACCTTGGTAAAGCATGGCAAAAAACATCATAAAAAAGGGAAATAACCATGAACAGGGGACAGATACGGGACAAGGCCAGGGTTCTTATTGAGGAATATGGTGAAGAGATAGCCTGGGAAGATGAGGAGCTGGACCACCTAATTGATCTTTCCTATAAGAAGGTCAGTTCTTATTTCATGCGTAAGGACGATTCCTTGTATGTCAAATCCGCGAATCTTAACCTAGAGGCAAATAAACCACTCTATGATTTAGCGGAAGACTTCCTTCGCCTGAAGGACCTCTACAACGAGGATGACTACCCGATATTCCGCCTGTATAATCCTGCCCTTAGATACAAATTTCTGGGCCAGGGAAATGTGGTGGTTTATTATTTCCAGGGAAAGCAACTGGGACTGTTAGACATTCCTAGCGCTGGGGCTATCTATCCCTATAATTATGTCTATATCCCAGCGGCCCTAACCAGCGATGAAAGCACTCCAGATGTTCCCGAATATCTTGGACATGAACTTATCTGCCATGACGTTGCCATCAAAGCCCTGGACCTGGACGAGGAAACAAGTTCCACCCTGGTTGAGGAAACCAAGGAATTAAGGAAGCAAATCGAGGAAATTTACTATACCCGTAGCACGGACTTTCCGCGCCAGTCCGAGGGTGACGAGGCCCTTGATGACCTGGATTAACCCATGAAAAGAAAGAGAGACCTTACTACCAGTCCCAGGTATGACTTCTCTGGTGGCCTGGTCACAATGGTAGCCAAAACGCGGTTACAGCCTAACCAACTCGCCAAGGCAAAGAACATTAACATCTTGGTAGATGGTGAAGTGCAAGTTCGTGGTGGCTGTGCCAAGGTTTCTACCGTTGCCTTCGGAACGGAAATTGACAGATTCGTTCATTTCAAAACAGATGCTTACGATAAAATCATTGCCTATGGCGGAACCTATGTCAAGCGTCTGGATACGGGGTCACCCGATGTTTGGACCACCCTTGAGAATGCCATGCCCGATACGGAAGATTATCGTCCCATGGAAATGGCCCAGAATATGCTCTACATTGCCCGCAGTGATGCCGTCAATGCCGTGCGAAAATATTACCCAACCAAAACCGTATTGTGGTTAGCTGGCATAGCGCCATCGGCTACCAAGGTTACGGCCACAGAGGGAACTTCGGGCAACCTGACGGGTGCCTATCGGTGGTATTATACATATTATAATTCTACCACCCTTGAGGAAAGTGACCCCAACCCAATCTCTGATGAATTGACCGTATCGGCCAAGCGGGTAACTTTAAGTGCCTTCGTGGCCAGCGCTGACCCTCAAGTGGATAAAATTCGTATTTATCGTAATTCCAGTGGAGTAACAGATTATTACTATGTTGGAGAAAAGACCAACACCACTGCTTCCTTTGAAGATAATGTTGCCGATGATAACCTGGGTGCGTTAATTAGTTTCCTGAATGCAGCCCCACCCAAGTCCAATGTCTTGCTATGGCATCTCAATAGAATGTTTTATGTTGATGCTGATAATCCCAGCGACCTCTATTGGTCTCAACCATTCCTACCTGGGTCCGTCCCGCTTGTCAATAAGGTTTCCGTAGAACGTGGGGACGGGGGAAGAATTGTTCGACTTATTTCCTGCTATGACAATATTGTGGTCCTGAAAAACACAGGAATATATCTCCTTAATTTCAATGCCGCATCCCCCATAGATAGCTTTTACCAACCCGTTGCCACGAAATATGGCTGCGTAGCCCCCATGTCAGTGCAGAATGTCCGAGAGGTTATTGTTTTCCTATCTCCCGAGGGATTGAAAAAAATAACAAATGGTGGAACCACCATTGAGGACTTGGCCATCCCAGTGCAATCTGACTATGGAACGAAGGACCTGAATGCTGTTGCCAATATCTTTAGGGAATGTAGTAAGGCTACCATCGGTAGGGCCGTATCCATTTATTATGAAGACAAGAACCAATATCATATCTCGGTTCCCTATTATACCAGTGCCAACAATGACCTGACAATAGTTTGGAATCTTGATTCCAATACCTTTGCTGCCCATGAGGGATGGAATGTTAAGGCGTGTGCGCCCTATAGATACTATGATAGCGAGCAGCTCTATCGTAGTCACAATGACCAATATATTTATCAGCACGACACTGGCAGCCTGGATGTCACCACGCCCATTTCCTACGACTGGCAGACAGGCTGGAATGATGTCAATGGACTTCCTGACCGCAAGAGAATACGTCTATTTTTCCCAGTAATTTTTGGGGCCGATGGGGTTCAAATTAACTATGAAATCTTAAAGGATTTCGAGTCTTCGGGGTCAGGATTTACGGGGTCTATTACTCACGTTGGGGCATCCTGGTTTGGATATGCTCATTGGGGATATAGCCACTGGGGACAGGGCGGGGAAATTCTATATCGAAAAAAGGCCCTGGTAAAGGGTAAGGTATTTTCAGTTCGCTTCTTCGGGTCATCCAGTAGTCCAGTGGGTGTGGCGGGATATCAATTCTTCTATCAACCGAGGGCACTCTAATGGGTAAAGTTCCGTATATCATCGGGGAAGCCCTGGTTGATACGAACTTCCGACAGTTTGAAAAAGCGCACGGTAAGTTACGCAAGGATTTTGATTCTCACCAACATAGTATCAAAAATCTTACAGACTTAGCCTGGAAAGATATTAGGGTCTTTGGGGCCAAGGCCAATGACGTTAATAAAGATAATACGGTAGCCATTAACGAGGCCTTAGATGGCGGTGGATATATCCTCATTCCCGATGGAACCTGGTGGATTACGGGTTATCTTAATATCCCAGATAATACACTGATTTTCTTTACGGAAAATGCAGTTTTGAAATTGCATGACGGGGCGGGGGTAACCTCTGGCACATTGGCTATCCTGACAAATGCAAGTTGGGCAAATGGAGGTTCCAACATTACCATCATTGGGGCCAAGATAGACGGAAATCATGCTGGCAATCCAGGAAAGGGTGTCCATGGTATGATTTTCAAGGGGGTTAGTCATTTAACCATTCGGGATGCCTACGTCCATGATTGTGAGAATTGGTCAGGTGGAAATTTGGGTGACGGTATTTATATGTGTCGCTCTACCAATGGCAACCACATGGATTATGTTACCCTGTCTAATATCCGCCTCTCTGATAATATCAGAAATGGACTCGCTGTTATAGATGCCAGGTTTTCTTCATTTCACAATGTCAAGTGCTATAACAATCATAATTATTCCATAGATGTTGAGCCCAATGGGGTAGATGACAGGCTTGTTCAGGTAAGTTTTAGCAATATCAATATAGTTCATTCTTCAGCCGATTACCCTACGGACCATCTTTATTATGGTATGGTTCTTATGAATAAGAATAGGGGTCAAACGGGGGGAATTACAGTCGCCAACCTAACGGCTGAGGGGTGTGGCTATTCTGGATTATTAGTCCAGGATATTTCATATTGTCAATTTTCCAACATAGAATGCCGCAATAATTCCCAACTGGCTGATAATGGTTATCCTGGAATTTGGTTGTATGCCAGCAATAATCCAAATTATCCCGACCCTGACCCAGACCTTTATTACTGCTACAAAAATAGTTTTACCAATATTCGTTCTTCGGGGCCCAAGCAAAATTATGGTATCAGGGAACAGGTATCTGGCAATGGCCTGGCTGATTATAACCGCATTGCCATAGCCGAGCTTTCTGATAATCATGCAGAGTCCCTGTTCGTTGGTGCGCACAGTGGCATTGTGAATCCACCCATTTCCGCTGGTGGTTCATGTAATTTATTAGATGGTTCAACACACTTAGATACCTTGGCTGGAACTGTGGCCAGGGGCGATATTGTGGTCGGAAATTCTACCCCAAAATGGGCCAAAAAAGCCAAGGGAACTACGGGTAAGTTGGTTGGCTATGATGCCAATGATGTTGTAGATATAGACCCAGCCACATTGGATGTAGATAAGTTGGACGGGTCTCACGCCTCGGCCTTTCTTGGGGCCACGGCACAGGCGGTTGATTCGGACAAGATAGATGGAATCAATATAACGGTTGGGACAACGCCACCAGGTTCACCTGGGGTTGGTGACCTGTGGGTAGACACAACCTAGGAGGTAATATATGGCTATTTACAGTTTGGCAAACAGAACAACTAACGTAACGAGTGCGAATCCGACCTTGGAGATTCGCACAACCTCAACGGACAGGCCGAGAATCATGGAGATCGGCATCTTCCTTGCGGCTGCAACTGCCTCGACTTTCGGCCTTGGCAGGCCGCAGGCTATTGGTGGAACGCCGACGACTCCTGTGACGGTTATTGCTGAAGATCCTGGTGATCCTGCTGGAACAGTCCAGACGGCGCTAGCCTGGGGAACTCCACCCACGGTTCCGCTGTATTTCTTTCGTAGGATCTCATTGCCAGCGACTATCGGGACAGGTGTTATCTGGACCTTTCCGAGAGGACTTCTTATTCCCGTATCCTCGTCGCTAGTCGTTTGGAACATCACGGCGACTGGCGTTGCTGACATCTATGTAGTTATTGATGAGTAAATTCATTCAGGCGAACACCTACTCAGGAACGAACTGGGCCCCCCGCTTAGAGGCAGGGATGGGGTCGTATGCCTTTGAGGTTTACGATAGGCCCCTACCGATAGACTGGGGCACGAACATTTTTGAGTGGGACGAAAGTAGATTCGCTGGTGACGTGGTTGAACAGAGTGTGTTTAAGGGAACCTCTTGGGGCAACCGTCTTAATCCTATGCGAGGGACCAGTAGGTATCCCTATCGGATTCGTGGCTTCCTCTTGGACTATCTTGGACAGCCCGTAAGTGATGTGACCCTTTACCTTTTCAGGTCATCAGACAATGTGCTGATTCGCATTGGGCCGTCCTCTGGTGGGGAGGGTCAAGGAATCTATGACATTCCAACAGACGATACCGTAACCCAATATTACATTGTAGCCTTTCGGGATAATCCACCAATCGTAGGAAGCACAGTTAGGACGTTGACGGGAAGTGATTAATGCCGAATATCAACTTGTATGCAGGCGAGGCAACTCCGCAAAACATTAGACTTCGTGCAGTCTTTGAAGACTTAGTGGCATGGGTTCTAAAGACTATCTATCTCTACCCAATGGAACCCCACACGCTAGACACTTCTCGGCTCGATCTTTACTTGTATCAGGGCGAAGCCACTCCATCGAATATCAGGCTGAGAGATATTTTCGCACCCCTCATTACGCTGAGTCCCTGGAATATTCGGCTATATGACCCAGCAATGCTCGCTAGCGGCATTATAACTCCGCCATATGTTCCACCTAGTTATTACGGTATTCTGAGGCGATGGGCAGGCTCATGGGTCAAGGCCCTCCTAAAGACCTACTTTGGTGGTTCCTTTGTAACTAAACCACTCAAGCGGTGGGATGGAAGTGGGTGGAAACTTGTAGATAGCGGTGGATGATTAACATGAGAGAAGAATCCGAGCCTCCAGGGGTTACTAATGACGTTATTTCTCGGCTTACTGCTTGGATTTGCCAGGGAATTTTCGGTAGTGCGTTACCTCAAGGCAGTCCAAGCAAGGTCGGCTTTATTGGGGTCGGTTCTTACATTGGGGATTGGATGCTTAGACCTGGTAGTGATAGCCAGGTTAGCCCTAGAGGGTGATTTAAGAATGGCAATAGGATTTTTGATAGGAGAGACACTGGCATCTTACTTTGCCATTAAGGCTAAACATGAGTAAAGAATACATCTCGCGTCACCTACTCTTGGCGGAATATCAATGCCATCACTGCGGAAAATTGCCTCCATTCCTTGACCCAGAAATGCCATCTATCTTGCATGAGATTCTCTTCGATAGATATGACCGTGTTTGGGAAGCGTGGGTAGAACAGATGGGGAATGTGCTGACGGTATCATCGGGATATCGGTGTCCAATCTGGAATCAGCATGAAGGCGGCGAAGCACTTAGCCTGCATATCTTTGGGGTGGCCCTTGACTTGGATGTTTCTACTGCCGACGAGGTAAGGCAATTAGTTCAGGTGGCCGAAGCCATTGACCCTGACCTGCGCTTGGGATTTGAGCAATATCTTCGCCAGGGGAAAACCCTGGTTCATATGGACATAGGATACCTGGTTAATCCTAGGTTTAGCCTAGACCTACATGAGAGAGCCAGATGGTAAAGAGAACTATGGTTATGGCATTCCTAGTCATCCTGCTGGCATTAGGAACCACGGTGTCCCCCAGGTCATCGCTGGACACAACCATGAAGAATATTGTTCAAGTGATTTACACTTATTCCATAAAAACAGTCTATGGAACAGAATGCGAAGGAAACATGAAGGGTAGCGGTGTCTTATTGGGACACGATAAAATCTTAACTTGTTACCACCTCTTAGATGCGAATCCCCCAGGGGTTATCAAGATTACCTATTTTGGCGATGGGAAACCAGAGGTTCGCACAGGAGACCAGGTAGACATTCTTTTGTTTGATGAAAAAAAAGATTTGCTATATTTGCAGGTAAAACCAGCATTTGACAATGGTTTGACTTGGTTATCCGTTGAACTTCCCGAGGCGGGGGATGATATAGTTATCATGGGTTATCCTGGGATTCGTCTTAATCCTGTTCGTTTTTATAAATTCAGCATCAACCAATATGGCATTATGGTTTTTCCTGTCTATAACGGAGATTCTGGTGGTGGTGTTTTCAATATGAAGGGAGAACTCATTGGCATCTTGAAGGCAATTCTTTTCCTCAAGGAACCATATCAGCAGGTGACCTTCGTTGGATATGCTATACCACTGAATCTTATCAAGGAATTTCTTGGAACTGAAACGGTGAGGTGAAATATGTTACCTACTTTACCCAATGTTTTTGTCAATGGCATGGGTGAGTCCAATATCATTGATGCCCCCAAGGTCAACGCTAATTTTGATGAGCTGGTTGAGGTTCTGACTGGCAATATTGAGAAGGATAATATTAAGGTGGGTTCAGCCATCTGCATTAGAGATGTAGCCATGACTATTTCGGCAGCTTGGACGTTCTCTACCAATCCCATCTTTAATGCTGGCGGAATTTCCGATGCAGCCCTGTCTTCCAATATTCCCAAAAAAGATGCCACCAATGCCTTCAGTGCCAAGCAAACATTTAATGCTGGCGTTGATTTCAATAAGACCCAGGCCGAGAATATTGTGGTTCATAAAGTGTCCTCTCTTCCAGGAGGGGAATCTGCCGATATAGGACGAATTGTTTATTGCACCACTGACAATAAGTTCTATGGTTGGAATGGAACCGCCTGGAATCAATTAGACTATACGGGTGGCTATACGGGTGGGGCCGTCAGGGGTGTCTCTGATTTTGGCATTGTTGATGACGGGGATGGTTATAAACTCTGGTTCAAAACCGAGGGGGCTTCCCCTACTGTGAAGATTGCCATTAAGGGTGAACCGTTCCCCAAGAGGTTCTATACCGAGTTAGCCTATCATACCCATGCTTTTACTGGAGATTCCCATACTCATTCCGTGACGGATTCTGGGCATATTCATTCCGTGGTGCTGGGTTCACATGACCACGGAGCCAAATCTTATGCTCTATCCACTCATACGCATGGTATTTCGGGCGATACTGGTAATGAGAGCGCTAACCATTTGCACCATACTGTTGTTGCTGGAGGAAGTGATACTTCGATACAAAGTTCTTATCATCATCATGCCATTGCGCTAACAAGTGAAACTCCTTCGGCAAGCGATAATGTTGATTCCAAGGATTTGGGTTCTAAAAACAGTGCCTCTGCCACTACGGGAATTTCCTTGGCGGGAACAGTGCCAGCGGGTAGTAATGCCTATGCTGGTGTGAATATTGGAGCAAGTCTTAGTTCTGTCCAGAAATTATATGGCAAGAACTTAAGCGTTAAGATAGACGGGACCACCGTAACCAGCAATATCCTAACTGCTACTGGATGGGGAGCAATCGGAGATGGCACTGGGGCCCATGCTTTCCATACTACTGGGTCTGGTGAGATGAATGCCAGCGCATGGAAGAGCTATGCCGCTGGTTATCATTTACTGGAAATCCTGGAACCCGATTCTGGCTTCGGTTGTAATCTTTTAATCTTCATTGAGACCTCATAAGGGGGGGTGAATAAAATGCCAAATAATTTAAGTTTTTCAATGCCTGGATACGGCGGAGGTGCCGCTGGGTGGACTGGCAATGCTGGTTTCGGTGGCGGTGCACCCATGACCATGGCCTACCCTGGTATGGGGGGTGGCGGAGGTGGTGGTAGCTGGCTTACCTCTGCTATAGGTGGTCTCAGTGGAATGACCCCCTTGGGCATGGGTATTGGCCTATTGGGTGGTGTTCTCCAGGGTATTGCTGCCAATGCCAAGCAAAATAAGGCCATTAAAGCCTATGGAAAACAGCAAAAAGCCTACCAAGCAAAAGCCGCCGAACTATTCCCCGAACTGGGTAAGAAAACTTTCCAGTATTCCAATCCACAACTTACCAATGCTTATCAGTCTGGGTTGGGCTATATGCTGAAAAATATGTTTGGCCAATGGGGTATGCCCAAGGGAACACAAACTGGACTAGGAGACATACAGCAGATGTTTAGCGGTCTTATGCAACCCCCTCAAAAGTTTGCAGGTGGGGGTATCGTTACCCGTCCCACTAATGCGATAATCGGAGAGCGCGGTCCCGAGGCGATTATTCCGCTTCAATATCAGGCCAACCCTAATTTTTCCGCCCCAATGTTGTCATATCAAAACACTGGAACTCCGCAGCAGGTAGGGGGCAGGAGAATGGCACAGGACCTACAGCGACAGCAGGCCCTATCTGGGGAACAATTCCACCAACAACAACTTCAGCAGGCACAGCAAGGGCTTCATAGGTCACTGCAATTTCACCAGAAGATGTTGCAGCAATATCAGCAGCCTGGTGGTGGATGGCAAGACCAAATGCGGAGACAGCAAATGGGAGGTATCTATGGCACAATATAATCCTAATCCATATAGTAATGACCCAGCGGTCCAGTATAAGCAGTATCCTGCCAATCCCTATATCAACCCACCTTCCTTGGGACAATTTCAAGGAGTGCCCCTTCAATATCAGCAGGTAGATGCTGGGGCTGGAGCTGCCCCACCTAATCCTACTACTATTCCTGGGGGTGGATATTACAAGGCCCCTGGAGGTGGCGGTGGACCAGCGGGATATGGTTGGGCCAAGAATATGTATTCTCCAGATTTCCTTAACAGCATGAAGGATATGTATGGTCAATACCAGAAGAACCTTGGGAATGTTCCAAATCTTGCTGGTCAGTATCAGCAATATCTACAACAAAGTCCAGAACTGGAACAGATGCAGTATAACCAGGCCCTTGCTCGCCTGAAGGGACAGATGGGGACAGCACAACAACAGTTAATGGCTGGGGCTGGTGCGCGGCGCGGCGGTGGAGAAGGTGGATGGCTCTTACAGGGTCAACAGGATCTTAACCGTCAACTCATGTCGGGCACTAGTCAAATAGCCGCACAACAGGCCATGCAAAATCTTGCTGACCAGGAACGTCGAATGCAGCAATATCTTGGATATCAGCAAGGAGACTGGGCTAATCAACAGGGGGCCCTTGGTGCTTCCAGTGGATGGCTCAATCAAATGATGCCCTTTGAACAATTTAATATTCAGTGGCCACAGCAATACGGGCTCCAACAAGGTCAACTTGGATTAGCCAGATCCGCCCAGGAAGAGCAAATCAATGCTGCCAGGAGAGCTGAACAGATGGGTTGGCTTGATAGACTTCTTGGTTTGCAGGGTCAACTTGGTGGTCAGTATTATCAAGGCCAAGGTGACTGGGAGAATTACAAAAATATGCAAGGCGGAAATGTCCTTCAGGGTTATACGCCCCAGTGGCTAGCACCCTACGGGATGTAAGGAGGTAAACATGGGTATCGGTGGAATCGACTGGGGAACAGCATTGATGCAGGGGCTTGGCTCGGGTCTTAGTGGTGGTGCCCGCAATATTCAAGATATGTTCCAGCTTCAAATGCAGCAGCAGATGGCTAGGCAGAGACAGCAGTGGGAAATGGAGCAGATGAAACAGTCCCACGCCAATGAAATGCAGCAAATGGAAACAGCTCATGGATATCGAGGAACAGAAGAGGAGCAAAAACAGGCAAATACACTGGCGCAAATGGACAAGGAAAAGGACATAACCATGCTGCGGGACACCATTGCTCGTAATCAGATGTTAATAAACGCCAGCATGGATGTCTGGAGGGCAGAAAAGACGGCACAAATTCAAATGAAAGAACAGAAATACCTTGAAGGGATGCGCTTTGGATTCACAGAAAAAGAACATAAGCTCATTATGGACAGGTTAAAGTCTGCCGCAAAAGACAATACTGGTCAATTCATGGATGCTATGTCTGGTGCAATGCTGAAATCGGTGACCGCTCTTGCTGGCTTGGACGAACTGGAATCCAATAATGCCAAAGAATTGGATTTCATGGCAGGAAATTATAGCAAGGGAGAAGATAGGCTTGGAACCAAATATACTCCAGACCAAATGAAGACCCTGGGGAGCAAGTTGGATATACTAAAGAAAAAGGCTGAATCATATTCTCGCGCCAGGGATGTCATCAGTGGACAGATAGAACAGTATAAAACCGTTGGTGTTTCGGGCCAGGGCGTTGTGCATCCAGATAGACAAGTGTTTCTTCGCCAACAACTCAAAATTATGGATGATAAACTTCGAGAAAGGGGTGCCAATAGAAATGCTCTTGGTCCACAGGGTGTGGCTGCACTTCTTGATTATTCCCTGAAAGATGCTGGCGACCCCAAGGGTTTAACTCCAGCCGACCAAGTATTTCTCAATGCTATCCTGGCAGAAGAAAAGACATCTAAGAGCCCAGGAAGGTCCAGATAAGTGCGCGGCTATCTTATCCTGGATTTTCCCCTAAAAACGCAGCCATGGGGCTGCCAGGGGCCAAAAACTGGTATATTTTTTTACCATCAGTGTTCCATAAAGGTGTAATATGCCACAACAGTCGGCGTATGATTCCTACCTGGACGAACTCCTGAAGAAGAAACGGGAGGAGACTGCCCAGCAGTCTAATACTTTTGATGAGTTTCTGGATAAACTCCTAACATCTTCTACAGAAAAGCCCCCTACCCCCCTTGAGCCAGTAAAGCCGAAGCGGTCTCCTATGTATGGATATGCAGAACTCGGGAGACAGGCCAGGGAATCTGCCGAAGATATATTTAACAGCGTTAAACAAGAGGGTTTATCTGTCTTTCCCAAGGCTCTCTATTCCACATCAAGTGGTATCTACAAAAGTGCCGCCAAGGCCGTCAAGGCCCTGGATATGATAGCTGGGGCTGGGGACCCATTCAGGGATCTTTATCGTAAACCTGGAGAGGTCAACCCCGCTGAAGACTGGCTTATGCGTCAGGCAGAATCCATGGGTCAATCTGGCTTTGGGGCCGAAACTCTACCTGGGCAATTCTATTCGGGCCTAGGCGGAGCTGCCGTTGACATCGCGGCCCTCAGGGGCCTGGGGCTAGCGGGGATACCCGCTGCCGCGTCCCTACCCATGTATGGAGCCGCCACTGGAGGAGCAGAAGGTGGATGGAAAGGGGCAGCAATGGGTGGCCTACAGGGGGCAGCCTTTGGTGGCATTATGAAGGGCATCGGGCAGTTACCATCGTCCTGGAGGGTTCCGACTGGAGTTGGTGTAGGTTTGGCTATAACACCAGGCACCCTTGAAGAGCGTGTAGCCCAGGGTGGAATCCTTGGTGTCCTTTCTGGGGGTGGTGGAAAAAAGACCGTAGGTGAATTTTTTGCCAAACCCCTAGAGCCACTGACAAAGCGAGAGACCGCTATTTTACGCATGGTCAGGGATAGGCTTTTTGGCCCCGAGGCTGAAACGGTAGTTTCGGCCCTAACGGGAGAACCCAAGATAGAACAACCAACTGTCATGGGGGTAGCCAAGGAGCAACCCACTCAATCAACTGGGGTAGAAAGCCACGACTTTAATCGACGCATGACCCTCACGGCCCCTAAGATTGCCGATATCCACAATGAAACTGGGGGAAGCACCGTTCATACCAGGCGAGGAAACCTGGTTGGAAAACCTTATTATGCCGTCAGCATTTTTCCAGATAAAGGAATTACTCAGGATATTCCAGGTAGGTCTATCACGGAACAACAGGTTAAGGATTTTATGTGGAGCAGGCGCGGATTACTCAAGGACCCGAGATTCAGCGTTGGAACCTGGTATGATTCCAGCACAGATACTTCGGTCTTAGATGTTGTA